TCCTTCAGTGCGGCAGGTAGACGTTACGTAAAGGAATGGTGGCCTTCTGGTCTACGTACTCGTATTATGCCTAATGGTTCTATTGTTATTATTAATACCAGGTATCACCACGATGATCTCTGTGGATGGTTATTAAAACAGGAACAGGAGATGCATGACTACGGTACTATTCCCTGGGAAGTAATAAAGATACCTGCATGGGTAGACGAGGATACATCAGAACTCTTAGACTTACCTGTTGGATCTTCTTATTTTCCTGAGTGGAAGCCAGAAGAGATTTTAAAAATAGACGAGGAGGAAATAAAGGCTACCAATGGAACTAAGTATTGGGAGTCACTGTATATGCAGAACCCCACACCAGAAGAGGGTGGTCTTATTAAGAAGAGATGGATTGAGTGGTGGCCTTACGATGATCCTCCTGGCTGTGAATTTATTATTCAAACATATGATACAGCTTTCTCAACCAAGACTACGGCTGACTATAGTGTTATTCAGACATGGGGTATCTTCTATGCACCAGAACAAACTCATGATGGAAGAGAAACAAATGAGGCTCAACTAATCTTACTAGGTAATCTACGTGGAAGGTATGAATATCCTGAACTAAGGCGAATGGCTCAAATGTCTTATGATGAACATAAACCAGATGTCTGTATTATTGAAAAGAAAGCCAGTGGTCAGTCTTTGATACAGGATATGCGTAGGGGTGGTTTACCTGTACTGGAGTATATGCCTGACAGAGATAAAGTAGCTAGAGTATATGCTGCTACTCCTTCTATGGAAGCTGGTCGTGTGTGGTTTCCTAAAGGTAGGAAGTGGGCTGAAGAACTGGTTGATGAGTTAATTACTTTCCCTAATGCTGCTCACGATGATCAGGTAGATGCTATGACAATGGCTGTTCACTACATGAAAGACTCATGGAACTTGCTACATCCTGATGATCCTGAATGGGAAGATGCACCTCCAACGAAAAAAAGAGTTGCCTACTGGAACTTTTAAGTGTATAATAGTATAGAGTGGAGGATATTGTATGGCAGGTTTAAGTGCATTAGCAAATATTATAGGAAAGATGGCTGCAAAGGCTGCACCCAAAGCAGCACCTAGAGCTATGCCTCGTACTGTACAACAAGCTAGACCTACAGAGGTTATAGAAGATACTTCAAAAGAGATTATGATTGATCCTAAAAATATGGATAAGCCTCTTAAAGACGTATTAGACATTACAGATGAAGAAATAGAGATTTGGAAAGGTACGCATGGAGGAAGTGGATATAAAGATTTACAGGGTGAAAAATTAGAAGAAATGCAGCAATCTGTAAGAGATGTATTAGGTCTAGACGCAGATTTTAAACCTCTTAAAGAAGGACCAAAAAAAACAATAGATCAACATAGAGAAGTTGTTGCGGCTCTTAAACCTATTAAACCCTGGACTATAAAAGATTTTACTGATATGATAGGTGAACAAAAGCTACCAAGTAATAAAGAGATTGCTTTTGCATTACGCCCAGGAAGAGGAAAATTATTTACAAAAGGTAAAGAAGAAGGAACATTTGACGAATCTAGGGGAAAGATTTTATATGTTAATGATTTTATTAAAGATGGAGAGATAACTACAGGAAGACTTGATATTCCTGCATATACAGATTTTGATAAATGGGTTATAACTCTTAAAGGTATTGGTGATAAAGATAATAATATATATAGCAAAACTGGGTACTTTAAAAAAGTAGGGGATACACCTGTCCAATTTGATCATGGTATTACTGAGATGTCAAGAGTAGGTACAGGACAAAAAGGAAAATTTCCCCATGCGGTTATTAAAGGAGGATGGGTTAATCATAATCCTGAAGAACTTATTAAAAAAGTGCCAGAATATATGGAATCTGGTGAATGGGTTCAGGTAGGCTATGATCCTCGTAGACATGGAACATTTTATACTAGAACAGAGTTTGGAAATTATCCTGCATTTTCTGTGATTGATGATGCAGAAGAAGTAATTCAAGTTGGTCCTTTAGTCCTAGCAAAAAGACCTAATATAAGAGCACCTAAAGAGGGTGAATATAAAAGAGGTGGTATGGTAGCACGTAACCCCTACCCTGAAGCGAGAGGAATATATTAATGGCTGTTGAAAAGAACCCCTATGATCTAATGAAATCCAATGTGGTTCCAATGGATATTGGTGTAGAGGAAGATAGTACTACATCTATTGAAGTGGATGACGATGGTGGGGTTATCGTAGATTTTGGATCGGAAGAGACTGAAGTAGAAGAAGATGCTATAGGTCTGGGTGAATGGTACGATGATATCTGTGGAGATATAGATGACGCAGATTTAGAAGATATTGCTACTCAAGTCTATGATAATTATCAGAGTGACAAGGAATCTCGTGGTGAGTGGGAAGATATGTTTGAACGAGGTTTTGATCTTCTTGGTCTAAAACTTCAAGATGCTACGGAACCATTTGAGGGTGCGTGTACGGCTGTACATCCACTACTAATTGAGTCTGCTGTAAAGTTTCAGTCAAAGGCTTCACAAGAACTATTTCCTGCTGCTGGTCCTGTTAAGACACAGATTATAGGTAAGCAAACTCCTGATAAGGAAGCGCAAGCTAATCGTGTTAAGGACTTTATGAATTATCAACTAACAGAACAGATGACAGAATACTTTGACGAGTTTGAACGGATGCTGTTTCATCTACCCTTAATTGGTTCTGCCTTTAAAAAGATTTACTATGACGCTAATCTTAAACGTCCAGTATCAGAGTTTGTACCTATAGATCAGTTCTATGTGTCTTATTATGCTAGTGATCTTCGTAGGGCAGATCGTTATACCCATGTTATTTATAGAAGTCCTAATGATATGAAGCGAGATATGTCTATGGGTATCTATAAAGATATAGATTTACCACAAGCTGGGACTCCAGAACAGGGTCCAATGGAAGAGAAGATGAATACTATTCTTGGCTTCTCTCCATCCAGTGATAATGATCCACAATATGTATTACTGGAACAACATTGTTACCTTGATCTTCCTGAACCATTCAATGATCCTGATGGTGTAGCATTACCGTATATTGTTACAGTAGAAGAAAGATCCAAAAAGGTACTAAGTATTCGTAGAAACTATAACCAAGACGATCCGAATAGAGAAAAGAAATTACACTTTACACATTACAGATTCGTTCCAGGGTTTGGTTTCTATGGATTTGGCCTAATGCATTTCTTAGGTAATCTCACAATGACTGCCACTGCAGCAATGAGAGCCTTAGTAGATGCAGGTCAATTTGCGAACTTACCAGGAGGTTTTAAAGCAAAGGGTGTAAGGGTGGTTGGTGACAATGATCCTATCGCTCCTGGTGAATTTAAGGAAGTTGAGTCAACTGGTATTGATCTCTCAAAGGCTATTGTTCCCTTACCATATAAGGAGCCTTCCTCAACTCTCTACCAGATGCTCACATTTGTAGCAGCGGCAGGACAGAAGTTTGCTGATAGTTCAGAACAAGTAATTTCTGATAATGCATCTTATGGTCCTGTTGGTACTACAATGGCTCTACTTGAAGCATCAAGTAAGTTCTTTAGTGCAGTCCACAAGAGACTTCATAAATCTCAGAAAGATGAGTTTAGACTGTTAGCCTCAATAGATTATGAGTACCTACCTTCTAAGTATCCCTATGAGATTCCTAATGCTAATCAGCAAATATTTAGGAGAGACTTTGATGGTCGTGTAGATGTCTTGCCAGTGAGTGACCCAAATATTCCTTCAAATGCACACAGGATGATGATGGCGCAGATGGCACTTCAACTTGCCCAGAACTCGCCTCCTGGTATGTTCAACTTAGAAGCTCTGAATAGAACTATTCTTAATTCAGCTAATATGCCTAATGTAGAGGAGATACTCCCACCTAAACAACAACCACAAAAACTTGATCCTGTATCAGATATTATGGCTGCAACTAAAGGATTACCTATCGCAGCTTTCCCAGGGCAGGATCACGATGCCCATGTTCAGGTTAAGATGGCTTATCTTCAAGATCCTGCTAATGGAGCTAATCCTATTATGGAACGTATTGCTCCTATTATCCAGGCTAATATTCAGGAGCACTCTGTTATGAAGTATCAGGAACAGATGAGTGGTATGACACAACAGTTAGCACAGGGATCACAAGATCCTGCTATTATAGAACAGGCTATGGCTCAAGCAGCACAGCAAGTAATGCAAGCTAATCAGATGGCTGCACAGGGAATGGGGCAGTCTATTGAACAACAGACTATTCAACTTCAACAGGGTCAGCTTATGTTAGAGAAAGAAAAGTTAAGTGCTGATACTATGAAGGATAGTGCTGAGATGGCTCTCAAGAATAGAGAACTTAATCTTAAGGAAGACCAACTTAAAGTTCAGGCTTATAAAGATGGAGCCTCTGCTATTATGAAAGCAGAAGAAAAAGAAAAGGATCGTGTTGCTAAAGAAAGTATGCAAGCGGTAGGTTTAATGGCTAAGATGGCTGAACAGGAAATGGAAGATGATACTAAGCGTGATCTTAAATTAGCTGAGATAGAAGCTGACTTTGCAAAAGAAGAAGGTAAAACTTCTCGTGATATAGAACTAGAAAATATTCAAACCCACAGAGATGAAAGACTAGGAGGAGAGGAATAAATTATGAGTAAATCAAAAAATCAAGGTGTATGGGGCAATAATAATACCAGTCGCTCCGTTGGTGACTGGGATGATGTAGATTATTCTAGCTGGAGTGTTAGGGCTAAGAAGGGTATTACCGAAGAGTTTCCATCTGATACCTATGATATTCCTAATCCCATCAAGAGTACTCGTGAAAATAAAGGTCCAAGTTTATCATAGGAGATAAGAATGAAAGAATGGATAAAACATTTTATCATAGCTGGACATTG